TTGATAAATTCTGTAAAGAGAATAATATCAAGCTTGACGAAAAGACTTGTGTTATATGTAATAAACTTTTTACTGAGTTTGGTGCTAATCCATCACCAGTAAAAGAGAGTGGAGTATGTTGTAAAAAATGTGATAATGAAGTCGTGATACCGGCTAGAATGGAAGGTCTAAATGGTTAAAAATATAGTACAAGATGTTGTAGCTTTATCTTGGTTACAACGAGAAGAAAAAAGGAACGAAGAAGGGAGTGTTACAGATAAAGAGTTGAAAAAGTATATTGATGACTTTAGAGAAAACACTCTCGTTTTAAAGGCAGGATATAACGAAAAACCACAAGACTTGAGTAAGTATAACATTCAAGTTATAATTAATCGGGCTATGTATAGAGGCTACGATGTTTATTTTAGTTCTGAAGGTTTCGATATAATACTTGCTGATGCTCTTATTCATAGAGAGAAAAGTAATACTGATGAAGCAGGAAAGAGATATAAAGCTATGGAGCATATAGATAATATGCATAGAGAGTTACAGAAGCAAATAAAAGTTAATATTCAAAGTGTGGACGCACAAACTAAACGATAGTTGTTTTATATTGTTCTTCTTTCTATAATTTATAATTAATTAAATAAATATAGAAAGGAGAACTAATGGATACTAAAAAATATATAGAGTCCTTGGAAGAAAAATGCCTGGGCGAAACTTTTGACGCCACTTATAACGAAAAAAATAAGATAGCAATATATAATAACAATATAGATGATACCATTTTAACTATTTATTACGATGAATCTAAAAATATAACTATTTCAGAATTTTACGATAATAAATATTGGACTACTATTGCTTTTAAAACTAAATTAAACCCAGATGAAATAGTATTTTATCATACTTATTTTATAATAGAAACTTTTTAATATTGTTTAATATTGTTCTTCTTTCTATAATTTATAATTAATTAAATAAATATAGAAAGGAGAACTAATGAAACTATTTAATTATATTATCCAACATAAGAACGATTATATAGACGACCTTATTGTGGACTCAGAGTATACAATGACCGAAGAGGATGAAAAAGATTATAAAGTCATTGGTGAGGAAAGTTATACGCAAAATGATGTTACTCATCGAATTAAAGTTTATCATAGTATAAATAGATATTCATCTGGACCATTTACCATTGTTGATTCCGAAGAAGAAGAAAGCACTGGATTTGTTACAGCTAAACTTTTAAATCATCATAGTCTTAAAGATATTATCAGTTGGCAGAAAACGAAAACGAAACACTTACATAGTTATAAATAAAAGAAAGGAGAACTAAATGTGGAAAAAAATTAAAGAAGGGTTTGATGTATACCCAAAATGGCTTTGGGCATTAAATATTGGTGTTATGGCATTTGCTCTTATAGTTATAATGTATGTATGAATTAATAATATTGTTTAATATTGTTATCTATTCTATATTTTTAAATTAAGTAAAAACTAACTAAAAAGGAGAACATAATGGAATATACTGGATACATCGTTTTAAAATTATACGATAAGGATAGAGAAAAAGTAGATAGTCCTAAAAGACTATACGACACTATTTTTCTTAAACCAGAATATAATATCGCACAAGAAAATAAAACTTTTAAACCATCAGTTTTACCGATATATACTTCTCAAAAAGAAGCAGAAGCAGACGCAGACTGGTGGCCAGCCCATACGCACGAAGATTATTCAGTCGTTAGAAAAGTCACTATTAAACTAGAAGAAGAAACATACAACACTATTAAGTCAGAGAGAAAAACACTTAATAAATTAATTAAAGATTATCCAAAAGATAATCTAAATTACAAAAAAGAATTAAAAGAATTATCCTGGTATCCCGAATAATCTTTAATTTACATTTATAAAATAATCGTTATAGTAGGATAAATATGGCGATAACTATTAACCAATTACATCAAACAAATGAGGCAACCTTAACCCACATGGAAAAGAAGTTCTGTGAGGGTATAGCTAGTGGAAAAGGTAAGAGAAACGCTGCTGTTGACGCAGGTTATTCTGAAACTTCAGCTCACGTACAAGCTGCCCGCAACTTAAAGAAGGATAAGCTTATCCAGTACATCGATAGATTGAGGGTTGATGCTAGACGCTTAACAAGTGAATCTGTGTCACAAGAGGTTGAAAAGCTTGACAAAGTGTACGCTGAGGCTTGTGGCAAGAAGCAATATTCAGCCGCAGTCAATGCGATAAGGTTGAAGTCGCAGTTGTTAGGGTTTTTGATTGAGAAGAAAGAAGTACAACACTCAACACTTGATGCTATGAACGATGACGAGATGTCCTCATACCTAGACAAGATAGCAAAGGACCACAACATTCAGTAGCAAGCAACCCGGCCTTGTTGAAATTGGCTTGTTGAAGTGTGCATGAACCCGAGGGATCAGCAGGGATCCTAGGAGCAAGAGGGATCAAGAAAAATAAAAAAAAAATTGTTAGAAAAAGCTCTATTCCGAGCATTACGATAAAATACTATAATTAAAATAAAAACGTATTTTAATGTAAAAAAATAATTATAAATAAATTAATTAAATTAATTAACGAAAGTAAAAAATGCTTATATACTATTTTAGGAGATTAATATTAACTATGCTTTTAATATTAATTTATGTTTATATTACTATTTAAAAAATTCTACTCACACTAGAATAATAAAAACAGAACAAGAACGAAACAAGAACAAAAAGAGTCCGACAATAATATAACTCAACAGCTTTATTTTCTTTTAATTTCTTTAAAAATATATATATTTAAATTATCTAAATTAATTATATAGATATATATTTTATCTTCTTAATTTAGATAGAAAGTAGAAATATGAAAATAGAAAATAATAAAATAGTAGAGAATAAAATTCCTCTTAATTTAAGAGAATTTTCTAAAAAGAGAATTTTATTTAGATTAGTTAATAATAAAAGAGGTGAATCTTTTACTATTTACGAAAAAGCGAAAAACTCTACGACTATTAAGCAAGCTTTCGATAATAGTTATAGATATATAGACGTCAAATACGATACGAGCACCGACACTCATACGATTAACAGAAAATACGTTAATTTATTAGTAGATATTCCATCGTATATTATTAAATCTAAAAAATCTCAATATACAGATTTTTTAAATCAGAACGAAACTTATATCAAAGAAAATAAAGTTTCAAACGAAATTATAGAAAATCAGAAATACTTTCGTAATTTAGTTAATAGTCTTTAATAGACTTTAATTTATAAAGACTAGCGACTAATAATCGCTAGTCTTTTTTTTTATCTAAAGCTAAATTAAAAAAACTAATCTTAAAATAAAACTAATCTTAAATAGATAGTGATTTAAAAACGTATTAAGTTTGACGGAAAAAAAACGTATTAAGTTTGAAAAGCGAATGGGCTGGTTAGAGAGAGAAAGAGAGAGAAAGAGTGATGAATGAGTTAAATGTATATAAATTTTATAGCTGTACATTTAACTTTTTAAATAGTAGCATATGTGAAAAATATAAGGAGTAGCTTATGATTTTAAAAATAACAAATAAAATTAAAAGTATAGTATCCTGGCTTAAATCTTTTAATGTATGCCAGTATATACCTTTTTCTTCAAAATTATGGAAAGACGGAATGTGCCCTTTATGTAAATCAACTAGCATGAGCTGCGGAATAGCCCTGGCTGTTATTCTAATATTACTCATTTTTCTTTCTTTATAAAAAATTATTTTATTGGAAAAAACTTCAGATTTTATAATGGTAAGTATTTGCTTATTGTTAATAGGAGTAACTTTAACTCCTATTTATGTAATGCAGCTTATATTAAAATTGTTTAGATATATAAGTTTATGTATATCTTGGGTTTTAGAAAAAATAATTTTATCACTTAACCTTATTACCGAATATTACGGAACTTTAATAGTTTCACTACGAAAAGACAAGTGATTACTATTCCGTAATTTAGGTGCTGTTTCACTAAAGGGTAGGGAGACTTACTTGAAACAGGGGGTGATGGTGGGCAAACTTTTTTGTTTATATATTTATATAAACATATTAAGGTGAGTTATGTCTATATCAGTTTTACTTCCTACTCGTAAAAGAATTCCTTTAATTAAGAAATGTACAGAATCATTATTAGATAATGCTAAAGATCCTAATAAAATTCAACTACTTTATGGAGTAGATGAAGATGATCAGGAAAGTATAGATTTTTTAAAAGATATTAAACATCCAGCTAGATCAGTAATTAAGTTTAAAAGATTAGGTTACGAAAATTTACACAGATACAATAATGCTCTCTCTGTATACGCTCAAGGTACATGGGTCATGATCTTTAATGATGATGCAATAATGCAGACTAAAGATTGGGATTTAGAGATAGGAAAGTTTGATGGTCAGTTTAAATTACTTCGGGTGGAAGAACCCACAGGTCATCCTTATAGTATATTTCCTATCGTACCTTGGGATTGGTTTAGATGTCTAGATCATTTAAGTTTACATGGACAAAATGATGCATGGCTCTCAGAGATTGCTTACATGTTAGATATCATGCAAGATGTACCAGTTAAAGTTTTACATGATAGAGCTGACATTACAGGAAATAATGATGATGAAATTTTTAAAAGTAGAGTGTATAAAGAAGGGAACCCAAAAGAAGAAGGAGACTTGCATCATCAAAAAATGATAAATTCAAGATTTGCTGATGCTTCTAAATTAGCTTGGTATTTAGATAAGATAGGACAACCTTCTTTACATTGGCAAAAAATTGTTAAAAAAGAAGTAGAGCCTTTTATTAAATTAACTGAGATGTTTGAAAAATATAGAGAAAAAGGAGCGATAGGACAAGGATTACAAAATGCAAAAACTCCAGATCAAGGAACAGTTAAAGTCAGCTATTCAGATATACAAAAAAACTAAAGACAAACGTGCGGGTGAAATAGTAGAACATTTAAATAAGATACTATCTACTTCTCAAGCTCGTAAAACTTTATTACAATATGCTACACATATATATCCTCAATATAAGGATCCTGCTCATATAAGATTGATTGCTAAAAATCTAGAACTTTTAGAAAAAGGAGAAATTACTAGACTAGCAGTTTTTATGCCACCAAGACATGGAAAGTCAATGTTATGTTCAGAGTTCTTTCCAGCTTGGTATCTAGGAAATAATCCTAATGAATTTGTTATACAAGCTACTTATGCTCAAGAACTAGCAGATGACTTTGGACGAAAGGTCCGTAATCAAATAGTATCTCCTGATTTTAACGCCGTCTTTCCACAGGTGGGCCTTCGAGCAGATTCAACTTCTGTTAAAAGATTCCATACAATGCAAGGAGGAATGTATTCAGCTGTAGGTGCTGGAGGAGCTATTACAGGTAGAGGTGCACATTTATTAATTATAGATGATCCAATAAAAGGAAGAGAGGACGCTGAGTCAGAAGTTCAAAGAAGAAATTTAATAGAATGGTATAAGTCTGTTGCTTATACTAGATTACAACCTGGTGGAAAAATTATTATAGTTCAAACTAGA